CTAAAATGGGTTTGGCATACTGTGCATACACTGTGACCATCGCCGTATGCTGTAGTTTCACTGCCTGCTGCTGTGAATTTGGTAGCTTCGCCACAAGTGGCACACCATATGGCCATTTTCATAATCCGGGTCTTCTTCGCTGCTGTCATTTTGTCGCCTGCCTTATTAAGTTTTATCGTCGCTGCGGGTTGGGCTCCGCCTAGAGCTTAACGTTTCGGATTATGATAATCAAGGAAAACATCATAGCAACCGCACCAATTTGAAACCAATGTCTACTAAATCCGTCAAAATGGGCGTTTTTACCCTATTTTGGCCAAAATTGGCAGGGTACATGGTCGGGTTATAGCTGCCAATGCTAAAATGTAGGCATGACATCATTAACAGCAAAGCAGGAAAGATTCGCACAATTGGTAGCATCGGGCAGCAGTAACACGGCAGCTTATAGGGAAGCTTACGATTCGACCGGCAGCAGTAGCGTGGTACAGGCGTCTAGACTAGCGTCAAAGGTTAATGTGACGCTAAGGATCCAAGAGATCCAAGGCATGGCAGCAGCAGAGGAAAGCTGGACTCGTGGCAGGCTTTTGAGGCTACTATTCTGTCGTAGCGAAGCTGCCTACGAAGCCGGGCAGTACAGCGCTAGCCTCAAAGGCCTCGAGCTTATAGGCAAGATCACAGGCTTACTGACTGATAGAGTAGAGCACACAGGCACGATCGAACATGCCCACTATGCACAGCTTACGATGGACCAATTGCAAGCGATCGCGGCAGCTTCTGAGCCTGCCGCGTTGCCTGCCGGGCAGGCTGTCAATGAGCCTGGCACACCTGGCAAGCCTGTCATTATTTTAGAATCCGGGCAGGATCTGCCGCAGCCTGGCAGCCTGGCAGCAGCAGCAGCGACGGACCACGACGACGACGCCGACAAGCTGCATTAAAAGGAAGTTGTGGGTACCAGAACGTTTGTTCTACCTGCTAGGGCGAATTCCCGGACCCCTGGGCACCCGGCTGGTACCATCAGGCCGCCCGAGGAAATGGGGTAGAGGGGGCCTTCGCCAGCCTGTCTCCAAAACACCACCCCCCCCAGTGGGACCCCTTTGTGCCTATGTAACGCAGATCTCACATACCACTGTCACTCCTACAACAGTCTCACAGGCCCACAGCCTCTCTTATCATAAGCGCACAGTCCCTATGCCATAGTTAACAAATCTATGCCCGGTTAACGGTTAACCGTTAACCGGGCCTCATTTTGGTTAACGGTTAACGGTTAACCCGAGCCCTCGGAGGTTAACCCAGTAACAGTATTACAGTAAGACAGTACAACAGTGACAGTTCAACAGTTAGACAGTGACAGTTAGACAGTTAGACAGTACGACAGTAAGACTGGGTCGCCCTGGGTTGACACCCCGCCCCCCCACGCCGTAACCTATCCCTAGCGAAGGAGGCCGCCATGCCAAAAGTCAGCCGACCCGGTGCCAAGACCAAGCAGCTCCCCTACCCCAAGGCAGCCAGCAAGTCCGGCGTCAAGAAACCCAAGCGCCGATAGCCTTGGAAGCCACCGCCATCGACAACCTGTCCCCCGAGGACCTACAGGAAGCAGGCCGCCGTGCCCGTATCGAGATGGCCAAGCGTGAGTTTGTCCATTTCGTACCCTTCGTACAGATAATCGAGCCCGGCACCGGGATGGTCCCCCTCCAGGAGTGGCCCCACCTGCAACAGGCGCACACCACCCTGTCCAACAGCCGACTGGTCATCTGGGCCAAGTCCCGGCAGATCGGCATCACCACCACCCTGGCAGCCTACGTCCTGCACCACGCCAGCTTCACCCCCAATGCCCTGGCCCTGGTCTTCAGCAAAGGGGAGCGTGACGCCTGGGAGTTCCTGTCCAAGTCCCGTGCCACGCACGAGGCCCTGCCCCTCGAGCTCCGGGAGACTCTGGCCCAGCCAGACAACCGGGAGCAGATGACCTTCAAGTCGGGCAGCCGGATAATCACCCAGCCCTCCACCGAGTCCGCCGGGCGTGGCCTGAACCCCACCCTCGTAGTCATAGACGAGGCCGACTTCCACGAGTACCTGGACGCCTGCTACAACTCCGTCAAGCCAGGCCTGGACGACAACAACGGCCAGCTCATAATCACATCCACAGTCAGCCCGTACCACATGGGCAGCCTGTTCCAGCAGCTCTACCAGTCCGCCCCCCGCAACGGCTTCAGCAAGCTGTTCTTCGGGTGGCGCTCCCGTCCCCACAGGACCCAGGAGTGGTACGACGAGCGCAAGCTCCAGTACCCCGACCAGGCCCTCTTCCAGAAGGAGCACCCGGACAGCGAGGAGGAGGCATTCGCCCCCGCCCGTGCCCTGGCAGCCTTCGACCTGGAGGTCCTGATCCGTATGAAGCAGGACATCAAGGAGCCCGTCGAGACCCCCACCATGGGCAACGGCGTCCAGGTCAACATATACCAGCCATTCCAGCCCGGCAAACGCTACGCCGCCGGGACCGACACCTCCCACGGCACTGGCCACGACTACGCCGTAACTGTTATAGTGGATACCGTAACCGGCTACGTCGCCGCCGACATATGCTCCCAGGTCCTCAACCCGTCCGAGCTGGCAGTGGCCTCGGTTGAACTGCTGAACCAGTACGGGTCCCCTATCTGGGGAATCGAGGACAACGACTGGGGCATCCTGACCATCACCATGGCACAGGAACTCCGCTACCGGCGACTATACTTCCGTGGCGACAGTCAGCCTGGCTGGCACACCTACGACACAGCAGGCGGTACCCACGGCAGCCGCTACGTCCTGTGGGGAGACCTCATCGAGGCCGTCCACAGCCGGGCATTAACCGTGCCCAACAGCGCAGGTCTAGCCCAGTTCTTCACCGTCATCCGTAACCCGGATAAGCGGGGGAGAGTGGAAGCCCAGACCGGCACCCACGACGACTACCCCATGGCCGTGGGCATAGCCTGGCAACTGCGACAGTTCGCCCGGCCCGCAGCCTCCGACCGTGGACGGGATCCTAACCGCATCCGCCGGGGACGACGTTCCTGGAGCAGGTGGTCTTAATGCCCTTTCACAGCTTTGACGACGAGCCAGACGCCAACGTCATCGATTCCTACCGTTCCCATCTGAAGGAAGTCTGGGCCGCTGCCCACCGTAAATGGGAGCAGTATGACTCCTACTACTTCCGCACCTATTCCATATGGGACGGCGAGGAGTCACATACCCGGCCCGGCTGGCTCAAACCGGCCCGTCCTACCTCCCTCGTAGACAACGCCGTAGACCACCAACTGGCCAGCGAACCCACCCCCCACCGGCACCCGGCCCGCCAGACCGAGGAGTCCCGGACCAATGCCGACCGCGTAGAGGAAGCCCTCAAGGCCATACTGGATGAAGCCTCCTTGCTCGAGCCTGCCCTGACCTGGAAACAGGAGGGAAAGAACCTGGTCCATCTAGGCTACTCCATCCACGAGCTGGGCCTGGATTCCACCGTACTACAGCGCCGGGCCGACGAGCCCACTCGAGAGCCAGGCACACCCGACGACGAATGGGCTGCCGCCCAGCGACTGCACCAGCACTACCGGAAGACGGCCATGCCCTTCCGCACCCGTTCCCCACACCCGGCCCGTATCCTACTGGACCCCTGGGAAAAGCGCCCCCGCATAGCCATACGCCATGCCCGCCGGTTCTCCCAGGACCTGCACGAACTCACCATGGCCCGCAAGAGCCGTGGCCGCCCCGTGGACATCTGGGAGGTACGCAACAACCGGCCCTTCGAGATGATCCTGGTAGACGAGTACTGGACCGAGTGCTGGCATGCCATGATGGTCTCCGGCCACGTCGCCAGTACCGGGCGGGAGTACCACAGCACCAAGCGTCTCTTGTTCACGGAGAAGAACACCTGGGGATTCGTGCCCTACGCTCACGCCTACGCAGGCTTTGGACAGGAACCTACCAACTCCGACCGCATCGACCCCGCCAATCTAGCCGTCGGCATACTAGACTCCGTACTATCTGACATCCGTGCCCAGGCTCAGGCTGTCAGTGGCCGCCACAACGCCCTCATGGACGCCAGTTTCAACCCCATCGGCACCAGCATGGGGGCCGAAGAGCTCCGGGACCAGCTCGACCAGGGCGACATAATCGAGATGGCCAACCGGGGCGACGTCTGGCGTATGGAGATCCCCCAACTGCCCCGCTGGATGTTCCAGACCGAGGAGTGGCTGTCCCGTGACATAGAGGAAGGCACCTTCTCCCGAGCCCTGGCAGGTGTCCGTGAACAGGGCGTCTCCACCGTGGGCCAACAAGCCATCCTCTCCACAGCCGCCGGGCGCAAGTTCGTATCAGTAGCCCGCCAACTCGAGCACCTGGCCTCCGTGGCAGGCTCCCAGATACTCCAACTAATCGACCTCCTTGACCTGGACCTCAGCGTCCGGGGTAAGGCCATCCGCCCTTCCTATATAGAGTCGGACTATTCCGTCTACGTCTCCTTCGATCTGGTAGACCCCGTCCTACAGCTCCAGCAGCGCCAACTCGGCATGCAGGAAGTAGCCGCCGGTCTCAAGTCCGCCGAGACCTACTGGTCATCGGACGCCAAGCTCGAAGACGCCAGTGGTGAGCGCAAACGCCTGCTCATGGACTGGGTACGCAAGAACCCCCTAGTACATCAGGCGATGGCCATGGAGGTAGCCAGGGAGGAGGGCATAGAGTCCCTGGTAGAACGTGCCATAGCCATGTCCCAGGGTGGGCAACCCGACGCCGGTGGCCAACTGGTAGGCCCTGACGGCATGCCAGTCGGCGCGGGTCCGCCCAACGGCCAGGTAGACGGCCAACTGCGCCAGGGACTGACCCCGAACACCCTTCCACCCGCCCGAGTAGGAGCTAACCGTGCCTAAAGTAAACGAGTTCACCGACGCCATACTGTCAGTCAAAGAAGAGATCTCCGTTCTACGCAAGATAGCCAGGAAGGCTGACCCTATTCCCTTCATGCAGGAGCGGGTAAGCAAGCGACAGTACGTCCGGGATAGGTTCGAGCGTATGTCCCCGGAGCAGCGGCGACAGTACATCGAGAAGAATGGCCCCGAGGCCATGTTGCAGGAGATTGGTGGCAAGCAGCCACAGCAGCCACAGGCCCCGCAGCAGCCACAAATGCCACAGCAGGCCCCTATCCCTGGTGGAGGTGCCCCGATGGGTGGCGCTCAGGGAGGGCTGAATGGCTAACGGGCCAGATGCCGGGACAGTAGCTTTTGATGCTTGGATGGCATCCAAGCAGTCCGGTAAAACTACCGTTGCAGCGGCAGAGGAAGCTGCCAGGGTAGGTTATGATGCTGCTAGTTGGGAGATAGTAAAGGCGCAACAAAACCTCACGATCTACAGCAAGAACAACCTATTCTACTTCGGACAGAAAGGTAAGCCTCCGGTCATTGAAGCTATCGAGGTTGGCGATAGGATTGACGTCGGCAACAGCTGGGCGTACCCGATATACACGATCGATGCCAGCGGTCTCCGGGTCAAGACTCTCCGTTATGAGCCCAAGGAGGTTAAAGACCCTACCCTGTTCAAAGGGACGGATGGAGAACGTGACGCCAATAGGGCCATTAGTGAACGAGGGCTTCTAGGCAGCCATGTGGCTGAGTACCAACCACGGGAAGATGGCTACAGGATAGTACCTGTAAAGGAACCCGAGGTTGACAGGTACCCTGGCACGTTCAGCAACATGGACGAGGTCAACAAGTTCAAGCAGGACAACCCTGAATGGCGGGACTACGATGTTGAAAGGGAGTCAGGGACTGGTAGGATAATGCTTACCAAGCCCAAGGCTGAAGTAGACATCAAGGACCGCTACCCAGGCTCCTTCAGCACCCAGGCTGAGGCTGAACAGGCTAAGCGTACACAGCGCCTGACTGACTACGAGGCCATCAGAGATCCTGAAAGAGGCCTATGGTTCCTCCAGCGTACCAAGCAGCCCACTCCACAAGCAGGCCGGTTCGACAGCGAGGCAGAAGCCCAGGCTGAGGCTGACCGCCTGGGGCTCAGGGGTCACACCCCCACCTACGACCCCAACAGCGGCAAGTTCTTCCTGAAGGCACCCGAGGAGGAAGTCACCCCTGGCGAGGTGATACAGGACAAGGCCTCCGGTCAATGGATGATTCAGCAGCCTGACGGCTCCCTGCGCCCGTTCACCCCCGACTACAAATCTGAGGTAGTCACACAGGGTGGCCGCCAGTTCGTCCGTGACACTAGCGGTAACCTGCACCCACTGGCCCGTGAGTTCCAACCTGGGATAATCCGGGAGGGGGGACGGGAGTTCCTCCAACAGCTCGGCGGCGAAATCAGGGAACTCACTCGCCAGTTCGACCCCGGCGTCATAACCCGTGACGGCTTGCAACTCCTACAGCAGCCAGGCGGTCAGATCTCCCAGACCCGTGCCCCCAACATCAACGAGATCATCGCCCAGGCCCTCATCGACGGCGACTTCGACAAGGCCCTGGCGTTCCAGGACTTCGCCACTCGCCCCACTGCCAAGGAGGCCTTTGACGCGGCCCTGTCCTACGCCCGCTCCCCTGCCGACCAGCAACTGGTCTCCTCAATAGCCAGGGGTGAGACCCCGGTCGCTCCGCCGCCTCCAGGTGTGGTACAACGGATAGGCCCCCAGCCAGAC